GAGCTACAGAAACTGTCGAGTCAGGAGTGGGACCAGCTGGACCAGCTATTGAACCTGTTAATGCAGGAGAAGAGTTATCACAGCGTCCACTAGGCAAAAAAGAGCAAGCTGATGTTACCAAGGCGCAGGCTGCTATTGAGCCGGCTATTGAAGATAAGATTCAGTTCATAAAGGATAACGATGACCGTGTTGTAAGCATGATGGAAAATTCGTTACCAAAAGGTGCGAATACAGCTGGTTTAGAAGATACAGATGCATTTAAATTATTCCGCATAGCACCGTTAATACAAGAATATAACCGACTAAAAGAAGTTATTGCCAAAGGTGCGGAACCTAAGCAACTTGCTAAAAATCAGCAAGAGCTTGCTATTGTCCACAATGCTTTATTAAATTCAGGTCTACCGCAGTCTGAACAAGCAGTCAGAGCTTTAGATGCCATGAATGCCGATCAGGTACAAAATTTTATTGGCAATATAAATAAAGCGGCTAAGGATGAACTTGCTAAAGAAGCTAAAGAGCGTGCTTCTAAATTGACCCCCGAAGAATTAGCTAAACAGGAAGAAGATGCTAAGTTAGCAGAGCAAGCTAAAAAACTAGACGAAGCTTGGGTAACTGCTAGAATCAAAAAGGCTATTGAAAGCGGCAAAGTAGATAACCTTATCGATGCGGCTATAGAACAAGAAACTGATCCAGATGTCAAGAAAATTCTTGAAAAAATTAAAAAGATGGGTCTTACAACTAATGTTAAAACAGGCAAAATAGAACAGAAGCCCGGTCGTATGAACATGCGAGACGTTGGTGAATTTGATCCAGCTACTAATTCAATTACGTATGACCCAGACTTTTTAAATAGAAATACTACTGTGCATGAGATTGTCCATGCTGCCGTATCAAAAGTATTGCTAAACCCTAACCATCCGTTAACTAAAGAACTTACTGGCATCTACAACGGTATATATAACCAACTAGGTAGCAGCTATGGTGCGCTAGATATTCATGAGTTTGCTGCCGAATTAATTGGTAATAAAGAGTTTCAAGCAACTCTTAAGACTATTAAAGCTCCACGTGGTGGAAATATGTTCCAGCGTGCTATGCAAGCTATTGCTGAATTCTTTGGTTTTAGGAAAGGTACGAGTGCTTACGAGGCTGGTCTAAATACTATTAGCAAGATTATTGATGTATCTGGTAACGTAGAAGCTCCTGATAGCGCCAAAATGTACCATGGTATAGGTCATGCAGTCAATGAAGCTTTTGAGGCGGTAGGTGATATTGGTAAAAAGATGCCATTACTTACCGAGCGTACAACTAACCAAGTATTAAATAACCTAAGCAATATTAAAGACTACGGCGCTATGAAAGCTGCTATGGGTCTAATGCGTTTAGATAACCTTAATACTATCTACGGCAATAAACTAAGCATCCAACCATTACTAGATTCTCTCGAGCAGCGTGCGGGTGTACAGCACCAACAAGTTGTAAAAATAAACGAGAACTATAAACGTTTTGCCAAGGCTGTAGAGCAACATCCTGAAGCCGCCAAGCGTATGAATGATATGGCAGTCGATGCCCGTATTGCGCAGGTAGACCCAGCTGATCCTAACTTTAAAGCTCCTACTGGTAAAGATGCAGAGTATAGAAGATTGCGTTCTGTATTTAATGCATTACCAAAAGAGTTGCAAGATACTTATACAGGTATTCGTAAAGAGTATGAAGATGCTTTAAATTCATACCAAAAGTTTTTATTGTCCAAAGTATCGCCTAGCTTACGTGATAAGTTAAAACTAAAGTTTGAAACGGATAAACGCTTAACTGCCTATATTCCATTCTTACGTCGTGGAGATTTTTGGATTGAATATGCTGATCCTAATACTGGTGAACGTACAGTTCAGGCATTCGAATCTATTCGTGAACGTGATGCTTTTATAGCTAAAGATTTACCAAAAGATACACAAGTTAAACAGTATCGTAATTTACAAGATATTCGTTACGACCCAAGAGTTGTACCACCTACTAGCTTTATTGCACAAGTAATGGAAGACTTAAGAAAGACTGGTGCTTCTAACGAAACTATTGACAACGTATACCAAGCTTATCTTGCGTTAATGCCAGCCGAGTCTATATCTAAACGCTTTATGAAGTCAGATGATGTGCTTGGTATGGAACGTGATATCGTGCGTGGCTATGGCGATACTATGATTAAGTGGGCTCGTAAACTTGCCGATTCTCAATTTGCTCCTGATATCGATAACTCGTTGAGCCGTATCAGAGAAGAAGGAAGAGCTAGTCCCGATATGCAAGTAGCAGCTGCAGCGGAAACTATTGTAGATCAAGGTAAGTTTTACCATAACCCAACCTATGGAAGTGCAGTTACCAAAGCAACAGCGCTTAGCTACTTTGAATATATTGCAGGTAATTTATCGTCTGCCGTAGTTAACTTAAGCACATTACCAATGTTTACATGGCCTGTGCTAGGTGCTAAGTTTGGATTTAATAAAGCAAGTAGCGCCATGCTAGCGGCTAGTAAAGTTATGATTAATGGTATGGAGAAAGATCCACGCTATAAGCGCTTGTATCAGATGCTACAAGACCATAACCAACTTCAGCACACATTAGCAAGAGAAGTTCTTGATGCTCGCCGAGTAACAACCGGACAGTACACAGGTATTAGAGCACGCATTATGGATGCTTTAACGTACCCATTCTCCGCAACTGAAAGACATAACCGTGGAGTAACCGCTATTGCTGCTTATGATTTGGCAAAAGGTATGGGCATGGGTGAAGAGGCTGCGCTGCGTTATGCATTAAATGCCACTAAAGATATTAATACGTCTGGTATGGCTGTCACTGCTCCTAAGTATATGCAGTCACCACTTGGTCGTGTGTTCTTTACGTTTAAGTCTTTTGCTTGGAATAGTGCTTTTGTAACGGCACGTGCTTTTCATCAAGCGTTTAAAGGTGTAGATCCTGAAACCCGTAGAATAGCTCGCCGCCAATTACTAGGTATGTATGGTATGGCTGGCGCTTTTGCTGGTGTTAAGGGTTTACCCTTCTATGGTTTAGCAGAAACAATCGGTCAAATGATTAATGCCTTATTTGGCGATGACGATGAGCCATATGATTTTAACGAAGACATGCGCCAGTTTTTTGGTGAGTTAGCCTACAAAGGACCTACAAACTACTTTACCAATCTTGAAATATCTAACCGTACCGGTGTAGCACAAGATTTGATTTGGAGAGATGACCCACGCAGTATTGCTGAAAATGGTTACGTTTTTTCCGCTATGAAGAATGCTTTTGGTCCGGCAGGTTCTTACGCAGTTAACTTTGAGAACGCTATTAAGATGATGAACGAAGGTCATACCGAACGTGCCCTTGAAGCAGTATTACCAAGCTTTGTACGTAATGGTATGAAAGGTATGCGGTACATGGGCGAGGGAGCATTAACCCTTAAGGGTGATCCCGTAGATGAAGATATTGGTGCATATAACTCTTTAATGCAGATAGTCGGATTCTCTCCCGCTTCTTTGTCTTCTACATATGAAACTACTTCTGTGGCTAAAGCGTACGAAAAAGAAACAGCTACTCGGCGCCAACGTTTACTTAACAAATATGACATGGCACGACATGCTGGTGATTCAGACTTGATGGGTGAAGTAAGGGATGATATTAGTGAATTTAATGCCAAGCATCCCAAAGATAGAATTGATGGTTCTACCTTATCTAAATCTCAAAAAGCTAGAGCGGCTGCAGAACGTAATATGATTAATGGTGTGACCTTTAATAAGAAACTTAAAGGCGAAATCCAAGAGAAGTTCTTTAAGGATTAAAAAATACCCCTGCCGAAGCAGGGGTCAAAGCTTCTCGGTGTTAGGAGAAGAGTGCGGTGCCAGTATATCATCAACCCGCCACACCCGTAAACCATACTTGTTCTTTTCTATAACTTGTTTGCATAAAACTTGCACCCCAATTCGTTTGGCTTCGGTCTCTACAAAGCGCTGGGTAAGTCGCCTATCTATGCAAAGTACAAAAAAAGAAGTCCCCGGCTTAAACTTCTCCCATTGGATCAGTACCGGAAGATTCAGAATTGTCAACATTTAATAAAACACTTTCGTTAAAAAACTCCAATTTGGTGCTATCAAACCATATAGCGTTTACGGCGGCTTGGGTATTGGCAATCGTACCGGCGGTCATCCGTTTCTTTTTCATTCCAATTAAAGCCCCGCTCTTGCGGTAGGTAATAAGAGACTCCTCAAAGTTAGCTTGGTTCTTAGCACAATCATCACGGAAACTCTTAACTACCACATAAATAACCTTTGTATCGGGCTCGTAGCGGATAGTCAAAGCTCCTTTTGGCTCACGTATTGGACCATGCTCAAGCCCTGTGCGACCATCCCGATTACCATTAATAACTAGAGTCTCATGGAAATGGCGCTGTAAGAAGCCGCCCAAGTAGTCATCGCTATCAAACATATACTCACGATTACGAAGGCGGGTTTCTTTAATTAGATTAACCGCATAGTTAAAGACTGGTTTGACTGGTATATCGTGCAGTTTTAAAGTCTTAGCAATCGTGCCACCTGTAATAGCGATTGTAGCCATGGCAGACCAGTACCGTTCCGTATTCTTAATCTGTGCTTCTTTATCAACCTTCTCTTGAATCTCACGCATCTTAGCTAGCACCATCGGTAGCTGTCCAACTAACGCTGCAGCATACGGCTCAATAGCATGTCCGTAGTTATTCATTAACTTACCAAAATGGCTCTTAGACCAAGTTGGGTCGTCGTATGGGTCAACCTTGATTTGAGGTTCTAGGATACGCATAAGCTCGCCTTCAGGAAAGCTCTTTATAGATAGCAGCGAATCGGTTACGGACCTGTTAGATGAAGTTACTACGCCTAGCGACCACTTGGTATGGTTAAGGCGCTCCGCATTTTCCTGAGATTTCATACGGTTTTTGCCTTTACCTGAGGTCACGTCATACACTTGGTTAGACATTTGCTCGGGGGGCATATTAGTAATCTCGTCAATCGTACCGCATAAGTTCTGTAAGGTGCCTAGTCTTTGCATCCTAAAATTGTAGGTATCCTTAGGAGACATAAGGAGTTCTTTAGGCCTGCCGTATATGGAATTAATTGCGTGTAGTACGGTGGTTTTACCCGAACCTGACTCACGACTAAGTAGATTAAGCAAAAACCCGTCCAAGTTAGTGAAGCGCATAAGAAGAGAACCAAAACCCATGAAGAAAGCAAAGGCTCTCGCTTCCATACCTTCTCTTGAATATGCGTTAATGACGTCTTTCCAAACATGGAAATCTCCTTTCGGTTGTAATAATGGAATGATAGGTAGCGTTGGTGCAGAAGGCGGACTATATACCGTCCCAGTAGCACGTATCTCTCTATCCCCTACAAGAATGGCACTCTCATCATCTAGCCATCCAAATTGCTTGTGGGCTTTTTCTGCCTGAGAAATTGCTTGTAGCTCCTCTGACCATTTTGTTACATAACTCATAAGTGCATCCTGTTTCTTACCAAGTACTTGTATGCCGTGTCCAGCAACAATATTCATAAATTTATCTTTGGCTATTGACTCCCGTGCGGTCATGATGAACTCACGCACACCATCTTTTGGTAGATGCAGTCTTAACAGCATTACATCCCCATGGTCGGGATCATTCATCCGCTTAACTACATAGAAATCATAGGGGTAGATAATCTCTTCATACTCTTCACCTTCCTTGTTTTTGGTGTGCATATAAATGCCACCGCCCTTACCTCTAAAGAATGGGAATGGGTACTTAGGAATGGTATAAGTCTTAATCTCGTTTGTTACAGGCTCAATCTCAACTACTTCTTCTTCGCCCTCTGCCTCTACAATTTCTTTGCCAAGCTGGATAGGAGAAGTAATCTTATGCGGACACCCTTCGCAACCTGATGGGTTTAATTTTTTAAATGTCTCGCAAGTGTAAGGACCTTTAGTCTCGTTGGCTTTTCTATCCGTTTCTTCTGCCGAATACTCAGGATGATTTTTAGACAGCATATGGATGGCTTTATCCCTATCCACACATTGCTGGGCAATACTTAGCCCTGCCCGCCAAAGGGGTTCTTCTATTGTAGCTTGGTTCTCATAGATGTTAAGTAGTTGTTTACAGCCCTTATCCTCAATAGATTTGAGCATTATGGTTTTAAACCGTGATTGGCTACTACCCATAAGGGCAAGCGTAAGCGGATCCATGGGGCGCTTAAACTCAGACTTTTCGATTGCTTTAAGAATCTCGTCTGTTGGAGTTAAGATTGTTTCTATATCACCTAGAGATATGGGTTGTGTTACATGTAACACTTCTACGGGAATAGGATTGGTAATATCCTTAAGGTGCATAGTCCCCGGAACTCGCAAAATACGTGCAGCATCGGCTGGCACGGCAGGGTCTACTTGAAACCCATGTTCTACGCAAAGTTGTTTTAAACGTTCAGCATAGGGCTTCCATTCGGTTCTAGCAATTTCCTTATCTAAAATCCAATATATGTGGGCGCCACGACCTGATTTAATAACGGTAGGTCTAGGCATACCAGACGTCATACAAAAGGCGCTAAGAGCCTCTAAACCAGCCGCTACGTCAGGGTAGGGTTTACCCTCACCACAATCCAAATCTAGGAAAAAAGTCTTTAAAGCTACCGCATTAGTAGCATATCGTCCCTGATCTGCAGAGGCAAACTTAGCCAATGCAAAAAATGAATTAAAGTTATCGTCAACTAACTTATCTGCTTCGGCACTGAGTTCCTCAATACTTGTTACGAATTTTTGTCTTATATCGCCTTGGGCATCGTTGCCCCAACTGCAATAACACTCCCCTTTTTGTAGGGGTGGTAATACTAAAGAAAGAAACTCTATTCTTGAAAGCATAGCCGTCCTAAGGTCGCCGTCGTTGTTATAAAAAGGAATGGGCAGGAGTGTGACGGCGAACACTCTTTTCGGTAGCTAACCTAGCCCCCCTCACAAGCTTATTTCAATCTAGCAACTAACTTTTCCATCTTCTCTACGTACTTTTTAGAGACTGCTACCTCTCCACGAAACCAAGAGTAAACAGTCATCCTACTTACTTTGAAGAACTCTGCTACATCGGATACGGGTATATCCTTATTAATACAAACCCTAGCTAGTCGCACACCCAATTTTGTTGGGTCAGCAGCTTTTATCTGATCTGCTAGCAGGATGGAATATCCTTTGGGCATTACTCTTCATCCCAATCCGCTAGTATTTTAGATAAGTCTTTTTTAGGGGCTGGAGCTTCTTCCTTTTTAGCTGTACGCTTTACGGGTTCATCAACCACCTCAGCTACCTCGGCAACCTCTACTTGTGCTTTTGACTCAAGCTTTGGTGCTGGTTTAGCTTTATCTACTTCTGCAACAGTCATTGTAATCGCTGAGAGAGCTGCCGCAGTTTTTCCTTGCTCAATAGCTAAATTATGCTCGTCGGCATCTAATACCCGTACTGGCTTAAAGGTAATTTTGGGGGTAGCCGCTTCAGTATCAAACCGCATTTCGGTTACCACCGCAGTAATTGGAACCCCTTTGCTACCAATCATCTTGGCATAAGTTTGTAGAGGCCATTTACCTGCTTCGCCCGCACCAAAGATTGAAGACGCTGGTAGAGTTAATTGCATAACTTCTCCACCAATATCATTAGCTAATGCAACCGCAAGGCGCTGGCTATAACGGCAAGCACGGCTGTCGCCTTGACCTGAACCTTTTTGGTTTTGTGGGCAATCCACGCAACGCTTAGATTGTGGGTTCTCTGCTTTAGAACTTGGTACTTCTCCATCTGCTGACCAGCAATCGGGTGCAGTAATCTCGCCTTCAGTAAAAGACTTAGCATAGTAAGTACGGGACACTTTTGGTGAAGCAGCAACAATAACTACATTCATTGCACGCTCTTCGTTCTTAGCAACTTCTTTGCCGTTAACCATCATGCGCCATACACCGCCTTTGATGGAGATACGTTTCATACCTGTGCTACCACCACCGCCCATCAGGGCTTTTGTGGTTTCATCAAGCTGGGTCTCTTTTAAATAACTAGGCAGACCACTTCCCAATACAGATAACTCATTACTCATTTGCACTACTCCTTAACGTTTGGTTATAACAATAGTTTGGTTTTGATCCGCATTTAACCCCGGCGGATGCAACTCGGGGTTTTCTTCTAAAAACTGTTCCATGTTTAAGTTGTTTATTCTTTGATGTAGCAACGCAAAAGCATCATGTTCTTTAACAAAGTCGCAAAACGAATGCCAATCACTTGTCCAATATCTTTTAGATACTCGACGAGAAATAGTCCCATGCTCTGTACGCATGGTATATGTGCCTTGTTCTTTACACAGTTCAAGAATTTCTTTGGAAATAATGTCTTGTTGCTCTTGCAGTTCGGCAACTTGCTTTTCTAAAGCCAAACGCTTTTCACGAATTTTGACGTATATCTTAGCCAGCTTATCGGCATTTATATCACTCATTGCACTCTCCTTTTATTTATAACTACTATGTTATTCCTATTCTTTACTTTGTCAAGTATCTTCAGCAATATTTTTATATAAGTCGATCAGTCTAGAATGAATGTCTACTTTTTCTGACAACATCTTATAGATTCTTTTTTCTACGGGAGAACCCTGTATATGCACAACAGTACACGGGTTGCGTTGACCTGCACGATGCACACGAGCATTTGCTTGTAAATACGTTTCTATGGATGTAATAGGACCCCACCAGACAACAACGTTTGCGGCGTGCAACGTGACGCCATGTGCGGCAGCTTGTGGTTGTATAACTAAAACATGTGGGTCTGGATCGTTCTGAAACTTATTAAATATTTCTGTACGTTTTGTTGCAGAAATACCACCATGTATTACCTCGCAGGAAACACCTTGGAATTTAAGTTCTTCGGCTATGATCTCGATAGCATGGCGAAAAGGTACAAACACAATCACCTTGTGACTTGCTTCCTCAATAACTTCCATGAGTGCGGACATACGACTCTTGGCATCAAACGCTACTACTTCTCCACTATCCGAATAGACAGCGCCACAAGAAAGCTGAAGTAGTTTGTTTAAATTTGCGGCAGCATTAACAGTTGTTATCTCCTCACCCGCCGCTATCGCTAGCATATCTTTGCGTATGATTTCGTAGTATTTTTGTTGTTGAGATGTTAGTGGAACTTCTCTTGTGGTGTACGTCATGTCCGGTAAGTCTAAACATTCTTCTTTGGTAAAACGTATTGCTGGTTGTAGTGCATCATGCACAACTGTTTCAGAATTATTTTTGGGTACCCATTTGAAGGTTGTAATCCTTTGCATTACAAGGTCTCTAAATGCACCGAAGAACTTCGGTACTCCTGATGGGTTAATAATCTTGGCAAGTCCATAAGCATCGGTTGGCGACTGAGAAGCTGGTGTTCCTGTTAGCATCCATACCCACATGGTAGGTTTAATAACTGAGTTTAGAATCTTCCAACGTTTTGTAGATACATTCTTGTAAGCATTTGCTTCATCAATCACAATTAAATCAAACTTATCTACGGCACCTTTAATAATATCTAAACCATCAAAGTTACAAATTACAAACTCTGCGTTGCTGTTGGCGGCTTCAAGTCTTTTTTCTTTTGAGTAGCTGTGTGCAATAGCGCAAGTACGATGCATGGCAAACCTAAACAAATCGTTCTCCCATGCAGATTGCATAATAGATAAAGGACATAGAACTAATACTCGTTTAACAATCCCAAGAGTCATTAGATAGTCTGCTGCCCAAATAACTGAACCCGTTTTACCTGTACCTTGTTCGTTAAATACAAATGCTCGGCGGTGCAAAGTAAGAAAAGATGATGTAGTCTTTTGATGTTCAAAAGGTTTATAGAGGCCGGGCCAGTTGTAGTGCGCATTGATGGGCGATGGCACGTCTTTTATACGCAAGTTTTTAAGTACTTGCGCTTCTTCCAGCCCCCATTTCACAAGCACTTCACCCGAATCTAATATTTTAGATTTAGGTATGACTGTGGTAATACGTTGCGGCTCTCTAACTTTAAGCAGTAAAGCTTTGTTATCTATTATTTGCACTCGTTTTCCCAATAGCTTATAGACCAAAACCGAAGTTTTGAATCGTTGCTCTTATTGTAATACTACTTACTACTTTGTCAACTTCTTTTTGCGTTCTTTAGGACTAATTTCGCTAATCAAATTACCTTTTGAATCTCTATCAAAAGAACGATTACCACTTCTACTTTGCACAAAGTATCCTTGCTTGCTTGAACCACCCTTGTCAAGCGCAACTTTATGTGCTACATCTTTCTTGTCGCCCTTTTTAACTTTACCTTCTTTGAGTAATTTATAGCGCAGCCTGTTACGTTCTTCACGATGTTTTACTTGCTCAGGAGTGTCTTCATACTTAACTGCGTTTGCGTATTTACGTTTAGTCATCTATAACTTCCTTTTCCATTATGAATGCAGTCTGTTACAACGCACCACGACTTGCAACTAAAGTTTGGCTTGGGGTTCCATACGTTTAACTCCAACGCTTGTTCTAGCCGATTAGTTTCTTCCAACCATTTTACCCAAGTTTTCTCATGTTCGGAACGACTATATCTAGTCTTAATAAACTCATTTGCTACTACAAATAGTAGCCCCGCTTTAATTTTCTGCACCTCAGGAAAGTGTTTAAAGATAGCTAGAGCTAGCAAATCAAGCTGTTTAGTATCGGCATACTTAGCGCTTTTGCCCGTCTTGTAATCAAGCAAGGTAGCCTTGTCCCCATCAATCGCTAGGAAGTCAGGAATGCCCCGCCACCACACATCTTTACCAAAAAACTCACAAGGCTCAAGGGCCCGGGTAAGTCCCAAGCGATGTTCACAAAGATGTTTGCCATTGATGCGACGCACTGGCTCAAGTAGCTCACGCATAAAGCTAAACTTCTCGGGAATGGGCTTGCCGTCCCTAATAAACTCCTCAGCCGCAAGGTGAACTTCCTTGCCATACCGCATGTGTTCAGACTCGGGTTCTGTAATATCCTTGATTACACGCAACCGATAATACTTATGTGGGCACTGCTTGAATAAATCTAGGCTGGAGTATGACCAGCTATACTTAATCGTGGATTCCTGCGGCATGAAGTTTCTTTCGTAGTCGTTGGCACTCCGCTTGAAGAATTTGATTCTGCTCTCTAAGCATCCGTTCAGTATCTTCTTTGTCCTGAACTTTTACCCAACCAAAGAAAGGTATGCCATGATACTCTTCTTCTGCTTCAATTCTGTCTTGCGTAGTCCACGTTGTCACGAAATTCTCCTATTTAAGTTTCTTTTTGGCTAACCCACCAGCTTTACGTAAGTCACTAGAGTGTAACTTCTTTACATCGTCCTTCTTAATCTGTCCCGCTTTCTTGGCAATTTTTGCGGCTTTCTTTCTACCAACAAATTTGTCTTCGCTTGTAACGAATCCACGCTTGGCATTCTTATCTTTAATATGCTCCTTGACTTCAATTTGGTCGTGTGCCCATTTTTTAGATGGAGCTTCCATAATTACCCCAGTCTTTTTATCTTTAACTGCGGGTGCTACAATTTTTTTCTTTGTTTCCATATACTTATCCTCTTCTTTAAGTGCCAGTCCTATCGCCCATTGTAATGTTTCCCAACTATCACGTTGCATTACAACTGTAATATATTCTTGACCTCTTTGTATATTGGCAAACATTTCCGCTAAAGTTTTGGCTTGCCACTTCTGTTTCTTTTTAGACCGCTTCATGTCTTTCTAACACGTTTTTTAATAGCTACAATGCCTTCTTCGGCTTTGGGTTTACGAGCTTCAAGCATGGCATCGGCTTGTTTATAAGCACTAATGGCAACGGCTTCCATATCAAATCTACCGTCCGCCGCAGATATAAGCCCATTCAATGCAAACATCGCAAAGCAATCCCTCAAATCATTCTCGTTCACACAACTCTCCTGCAATATGGGTTAAAAGTTTGGCATCGGCAAAAGCTTTGAGCATATGTTCTTGGGCTTTTGTAAAGTGTCTGTTATTCATACAAGTTTCGAATTTATTTAGGTTTTTTCTCACGTTTATTAAAAAGTCTGCATAATCAAACACTTCCTTAACATTCTCCATAACTTTTTCCCATTCCTGATTCACAGCTTAAAGGTAAAGTACTAGCCCATGA